ACAGTTGAGTTGTATACTGGTAACGTAATTTTAGCAAATGACACGTTAGGACGTGAACAATCTACTACTTGGCGTGTTAATTCCTGTGCATCGGTTAGACCAAAGTTAAAGAACAATACGCGGAATCTGTATTGTAGCTTTGGCATTAACAACGTGCCGTTAGCTGGGGATAAATCTTGTCCACCCGCTACCGAGAAGTTGTTTAAAGATTGTGAGGCTGTTGCCATTTTGTATTTCTCCTGTTAATATTATTTATCTTTTATTAGAGAGCGCCCATTTAAGGGCGCTCTACTTAATAAATTATGCTCCTGATAGTTCACCTGTATTCAATATACGCACTGGTATATAGATGAATTCAGCTGCCTTAACAGGTTCGATTGCAACGTCAACCCACAACTCGTTTCTATCGATACGAGCAGGAGTATTGTTAGATTCATCGCAAACAACTAGATAGTCATAGATACCACGTTTTGCAACTAGGTCTAAACATAATGATTCAATAGTGTTAGCAATCTGACCTCTTGTGAAGCCATCGTTAGGTTCGAACACGTATGGACGACCGGCTAATGTCAATTGTCTACGCATGTAAGCTACTAAGCGAGCAACGTTAGTTCTGTCTAATGCAGAGCTAGAGTTAAAGCTTGTCTTATTACCGTAGTTCAATAAACCGTTACCTGTAAAGAACACTAGAGGGTTAATGAAGTTCACATATAGAACATCACGAATACCCAAACGAGTCTTGATTACTTGGAATTCACCAGTTGTTCTGTTGACATAACCAATATTCGCAGCGTTATCAATAATACCACGACGTGTACCGGCAGCCGCTAACCAAGGATAAGCGATTGTGTCATTACGTAAGAATGTTCTTAACATCATGTGTGATGCAGGAACAGCAACTAAGTTACCGCTCAAATCACTAGTGATACCACTTGGATAGAATAAACCTAGATATGTGTTACGAGTTACACAACCTTCTTCACCAGTGCTTGTCGCGCCGGCTGCGTTAGTTGCCCATGCTTGAATGTCAGTAGCACTATCAGATAGTCCCATTGGAGTGTCACCCAAGATGTAACCTGTTTCGCCACGATCACTATTCAATACAACCATGTTAGGTTGTAATTCTGGATAGTTAGGAGTAGCCATCAAGTTGAAGAAGTTATCTTCATCACGCAAATCAGTGTTAGTGTCGATTGCCGCACGTAATGCTTCAACAACCATAGCACGTTGTGCCTTACGACCCATATACGGAGCACCGTTAGATTGTAAACCGCTTACTGATACCCATGCATCTCTTTCTGTTGGTAGAGCTTCACCTGGGAAATTAGCATTGCTAAAGTAATTTGCCTTGAATTGTTTAACATTGTATCCTGAACGGCGTGTGTTAAACAACAGCATACCTGTTGGGTATAATGATGCGTCAGGTGCATCAATGTCTAGGTAGTTGCTTGTTAGCAAACTAGTAATAGTTGGGATAGGATCATCAGTTACTGATGTTGTTCCGTTAGTTGCCCAACGACCGTCAGAAAACAATACACCCTCAGGATTTGTTTGATCTGAATTATCTAGCAACACCCATTGATTTTCTCCACTAACAGATTGCCAACGATTGATTACTGGATAGTTTTCTAAATCACTTGTGTTAATCCATATGTCACCATATGACAATGCAGTACCATCGCTTTGTAGCGTAGGCTCTGTTGGACTTACGATAGGACCATTAGGATCAGTAGTATTAGCGCCTGTAGGAGTAGGGAAACCGTTTAAGTCATAATTTTGATTCTTATAACCTTTCCAGTTGCCGTTGTAATTGATCATAATATCAACTTGATCTGCTACACTATAGAACCAATTACGATTGTTGATAGGATTGGCTACCGGAGCTCCTTCGTTAGCAGTATATTCAAATTCTACCCAATTAGATAGTAATACAGCGTATACTGATGTGCCGGATCCTGAAATGTATGTTATACTAGTAACTCCACCGCTAACGTTCACTGAAGTAACTTCAATTATTAAGTTATTAGTACCGGTGTCGCCGCCTAAATCAGTCCCGTCAAATGTTACTATTTCGCCGACTACATATCCAGAACCAGCATTTGCAAACGTTGTAGGGTCTATCGAATAAAAACCATATATGGAACTAACGTTTATCTCTAGTCCAGTACCACTACCTGAAGTAGCTGATTCAGGTACACCAGAATATGTCGTTCCTTGTGAATTGAAATATTTTACACCATCTGTAGTATTTGCGATGAATCCAGCTTCTACTAAAGCCCCATTAGATTTACCTTGTTGTGCTCCAGTCGTGTACATATCGCTAATAGAAATAGATCCACCTTCACTGTGAGTAATTTGAATTGCTCCGGAAGTTGCAACCGTTGCCGTTGCATAAGGAATACCTGCAGCAGCCCAAGCAATTACAAAGTCTGATGCATCAGCACCTTCAGTAATTGTTACTGTATATACCGAAGACATTGTTGCTGAGTTAGGAGAAGATACTGTTACACTCAACAGATATGGGCCTGTGCCAGCTGGTCCCAAAGCTGAGAAGTCAGGTGATGTATTTGTTCCCGTGACAACCGTTGGTCCAGTAGCTGTGCGTTTCCAGTAATAAGTAGGAGTAACTTTGGATGTGTTGTTAAAATTATACTGACCGTAAATTGTTCCAGCTGGGATAGCTTGTCCACCAGTTGGATCTAATGTAGCATTAATTGCCGCATCACTTATTGCTAAAGGAACAGTTTTAACTACCCAATCTTCAGTAACGGTGCTCCATTCTTTTATAACTGGATTCAATCCAGTTCCACCAGCCTTAAACCATACAGATCCTGTTGGACGAGGGTTGACTTGACCTGCTTGCCATGATGGTTGTTGTGCTCCAGTTCCCCATTGAATTAGAGGTTGATAATATGTTCCGGGTGTTATACCTAAATCAGCTAATGCAGTACTACCGGAGCCACCTTCTGTAAGTGTAATAAAACGAGCAGGTCCTGTAACAGGTTCCGGTACATTTTCAAATATACACAATTTACCATTGCGAACTGATGCAGTTACATAGGTCCATCCCAAATTATTAATTTCGGCAGCAACGCCTGCAACGTTACCAATACCACCGCCTGCATCAGGTACGTTTATTGCTACTGTAACAGTACCATCTAAATTTAAGTTAAATGTATCACCGGCATCTAATACCGGGTTAGATTCAGTGCCTTCTACAGTAGGCCAATCTGTTTTCCATGTACTTCCTCCTATTTGTGCCCAAACATTAGTAGTAGTCTTATAAAAAAGTTCGAACACTGTTGCAGGTGCAGATGATGTTTGATTTATTGGGTACACCGCATAATCACCAATACTTCCCAATGATTGAATTGGAACACCACCAACCATATTGATAGCGTCTGTAATTACAATCGGATTTTGTAATACAAAACTACTTGTAGTGGCATTAAATTCATAAATACCCCATGTAGTTTCAGTTGTGTCAAACCAATAAGTTCCGTTAGCTGGATTACCTACTGGACGACCTGTAGTACCTACAAGACTTGCTAAGTCAATGTCTGCTCTCAATACGTAGCAACGATTAGTCACTCCGAGTAAAGAGTAAGCAGCCAATAGACCATACTCATTAAGTTCGTATCCCTGCAATGGTGTGCCATTACTACTAGTGTAGAATGTTGGGTTACCGTAAAGAGTAACAAGGTCACGTTGACTCGTAACTTGATATAGTTTATTTGCGTTCGCTGCCGTTGTAGCTGTTGCAACTGCGACACCATTAGGGTCAACCTTATCTTGTGCTGTTGCTAGCAATACGAACGGAACAGAACCGGGTGCGGCTGGAAGATACTGACTTTGGTCAATTACTTGTACTTCTACGCCTGGAGATGTTAATGCCATTTTCTTTTCCTTTATGTAAAATTTTGAGGCTTACGGCCTAAATGCATATTATTATTTAGTAAAAAATCTAAAAAAGGATGGTTTAGCGTGCCTTCGAAGGTTAAAATCATAAATACGTTATGAGCATACTGCGACCTATCTGTGACAAGTGTAATAAGAATTACAGAGCAATTAATTATATCCGCAATGATGTAACTCACTACCGTAGCAGTTGTGATGAATGTGGACGCAAGAAAAAGAAAATAAAACCTAGAAGGTCTCTTTGGGCTAAAGGAGGGTACAAGAAAAAAGCCACATGTGATTTATGTGGCTTTCATAGTGTATTACCTAGTCAGATAACCGTATTTCACATAGACGGTGACTTAGAAAACATCAATACAAGCAATCTCAGATCGATATGTCTTAACTGCATTGAGGTGGTAAAGAAAAAAGAAGTTACGTGGCGTAGGGGTGATTTAACCGTTGATTATTGATTGTATGCTAGTATGTAATTCGTCAATAGTACCGTTATTGTCGATGTAATGGTCATATCCTAGTCCAATACTTGAATACTCACTTGCATGTACTCTAAGTTTATCTAGTTTAGCTTTGCTAATAGACCAAGTCATATTACCTACATCACCCTTGTTGTAACTAACTGCGGCTTCATACCATTCTGGTTGCTTGCCTCTGACAACACGCATTGTAATACCACCTGCGTTTTTGATAGCATTGACTTCATTAGCAAATCGGCAGTCGGTTATAACAATATTATCCTTAGATTGACGTAACTTATTCTCTACGCTAGCAACCCAAATATCTTTATGGAAGTTATTACGCAGTACCTCAGTTCCCCAATATTGCAGAACCCAGCGGGGTGTGATATCCATCTGCAAGCGAGTACTCCACCAAATATCAGTCTGCTCTCGCCATTCTCGGCTAGTCTTAGTAGAGCCCTCTAGTAATTCTCTATCCCAACCAAATACTGCTGAAACTGCATCTTTGAGTGAGGCTGCAAAACTTACTCTTTTAAATCCATGAAAAGTACAAAGATAATCTGCAACTGTATCTTTGCCACTACCGATCAGACCGGTTACACCTAGAATCATATGGAAACTCCTATCAGATACTTAGTATATGACAGGAGTGTGAAAAAAGAAAGCGTTTAGGTTAACCTTGAATCCATGTTAACGGCTGACTATAATCTACATATCGCTTCAACTCATCAATTAAATTTACCTGTAATTCTTTTGCTTCAGCTTTCATAGCTGCGCCGTTCAAACTAGTACCTCCACCAGGGCCGGCTATGCTAGCAAACTTTTCACGTGCTTCACCTATGATACCCTTTAACACAGCTAAGGTAAAGTCACCAATCCATACACCTGCTCCCGGGTCTTGTAGTAACACTTCTACAGAACGTTGCACATCAGCCCAAATAAGAACTTTCTCACCAGTGCCTTTAAAGTCACGTACAATACGCATGACCTTGGTCACAGGATCGAATGTATAGTTTAAGTATCCACCGAACATACGTGCAGTCAACTCAACATAACCGGCATAGAAATCATAGGTAGCTAATCCGCCGGCTACGTTATAATTCAACAGGTATGTATTCAATATAGCAGAACTGAATGGATCGAATGATGTAGCTCCGGGGCCAGTTTCTAATCCAACTGTTCTACGGTATAAACATCTTACATTAATAAATTCACTAGGTAATGTATAGGTATCAACGTTTTTAATAACAGTGAATAGGGTATATGTTTCAGCAGTTGCATTCTGTGCTCTTTGTCGGTATATCTTTATGGCGTAATTGAATGCGGCTTCATAGTGCTGCGGGTCTAATTCCAAGTCAATGATATCTCCACCTAATCGCAATCGGATGTTATTAAAGAGGGCTTCTTTTAATTCATCTAGTGTTAAATTAGTGGGTGTTGTTAATATACTTGCTACCATATGTGTTCCTATTATCTTATATTTATCTGGTTACATGTGATTGATATTCTTAGGCAATGGCGAGTAGATATAAATCTACAAGCCAAAAACATTCTTGAGGAACATAGGCGATGATGAATTAAAAGATTACAGTGGAGGATTGTCTATGTCGCACCGACCCCGTGAAGGGACTTTTCCGTATTCGCTGTTAAAGTGTAGGTATATTCATCAGGATTCTACACACAGCCCAGGCCCTCTATCGCAATTACTATGACCTGGCAACTATCAACTATTAAGATATGGGAAACGTTTCTACGCAAAGGGTAGACGTTTAAGCATCAAAGGGTAGTCCCATAAATTTGTGTTGGCCACACATCTACCGTCACTGCACGATGAGGACGGAATTTTGCCGCATTTCCAGGTAGCGGAACCCATAGACCAATAAAAAACGGGCTCGTGGCCCGTTTTAGTTAGATATCGCCTTCTTTGCGATTTTCCGAGTAACTTGCATCAAAACTGCCACCCGGATACCGTGCTTCTAGTTTCTTTACGTTCTCAGCAATAACATCATTAGGGTCAAGATTCAATGCACGACATGCATTGATCCAATACCAAATAACGTCACCTAGCTCACGTTTCATGTGAAAAACGTTTTCTTCGTTTAATGGCTTACCCTGAAAGAACATCTTCTTAGGAATCTCACAGAATTCACCTGTCTCTGCCGCAAGCCCAAGAGCCGCAGTCAATAATAAAGGAACATTGATATCAGGACCATGAGTGCATACTGTAGCATCAAAGTTGGCATCTAGTTCATCTAGGCGGTTCATAAATGTAGTCAAGTCGTTGCTAGGTTTGCTAGTTACAGCTTCAACGAATGTTTGATATTTGTTTAAATCAATGTGTTGTGTCATATTAGTTCCTTATTTGTAAGTGGTGTGTAGTTTGTTTTTAATGATGTAATCATATAAATGATCCGCATATAATCTATGCGGGATTTCATCGTGGTGATAATATTGCGCTTTTGCGTTTTTGTAGCCTAAGTTAGCATATTTGTAGTAGAAGGGTTCTGTGTTGTTGTCAAAATCTAAGAATCTCTTACTGTCAATTTGATCTTTGTACCAAGCCAACGTTGGGTGGTCCTGAGTAAATGTGTACAACGTGTTGACTAGCAAATACTTTACCTTCTGCATTTTTAA